CCATAATGCTCCTATTGTTTAAAAGTTAATGTTAATCTTTTGAGATTTTACCAATAGCAATATACCCTGTAGCTCCACAAACAGAACAAGGGTAATTATTGGTTCTACCCGTAACTTCACCATCCCCTTCGCAATGATGACAAACGGTATATGTCTTCTTATCCGCTTCTACCTTTGTTTCCAAGTCATCGAGTTTGTCTAAGATAACCTGTAATGTTTCTTGCACAGTCGCCATATTGCCTCCTTTATAAAGGGGTGGAAGTTACCAACCACCCCGTCAGATTGTTAAATATTAAGCTCCGGCAGGAAGTTCTCTGGTCGGATTTGCATTATGTCCAAGACCAACATAGTTACCCATGATATTCTGCACGTTAAAGCCCTTAATTACATCGTGTGCAGCAGAACAGTAGTTTTCAATGACCTTAAGCAACACATTGTCCTCACCGTCAGCATAAGCAGTAATTGCACCAGTTGCACATTCACCTCTACTAAGGTGAGCACCCATACACTGATTTCCTATGATATAAGTGCTACCACCGGCATTTCTGTTATGGTTTAGATATATCGCGTGAGTTTCTGCATTTATCTTATTGTATCCGATAGTACTTCCTATTGAATAATGGCTAGAAGCATTTGTTCCAACACTATCAACAGACGCACCGAAAACAAACCCCCAATAGAAACAGTCACCACTGATTGCACTACCGATAACATTGTTAGTGAATGAGCTTCGATACATAATTACTTTGTCTGAACCATCAAGTCCACCCACTTCATCATAACCAAGTCTAAACCCAGTAGCGTCTGTTGACGTGTCCGTACCGGCATACAACCAACACCCATCAATTATTGAACCTGTCATTAAAGAAACACGACAAGCTGCATATTCTGGATTGGCACTACTTGAACTAAACATGGTCAAGTTCCGTATCGCTGAATTAGTCATTGCACCAGCATATGAACCACCATCCGTAGGTGTAATCAACACACTATTAGGGGTTGCTCCCGCACCAATAATCGAAACATCTGTCATGTCACCAGTAATGCTCTCGGCATAAGTTCCAGGAAGCACATAGATTCTGTCTCCCCTCCCAGTCGCATCTGCTATTTGAACAGTGAGAGCACGTTGGATAGTCAGAAATGCCTTATCAGGTGTTAATCCGGTATTGCCATCCAGACCGTTAGTCCCGTCTACAAAGTAGACATTCCCGAAGCATGGTATGTCACTAGGAAATATTGGCATACCCTTATATTTAAAAGTTCCGTAATTACTCATTCTATCTCTCCTTTAGCCAGACGTTATAGTGCCTGAGCTATATAGAGGGGGAGCCATCACCCCCCCAATTAAAGAGGTTTAAGCTATAATGGTAGCTGTTTGTTTAGGTAACAGCATGACCATATGCCCATCTCCAGTTTTTGAATCCATACCCAATCCTGAAATACATGGACTGTTGAACAATCTTGGTCTGGAAATCAATATTGGTTGCAGATTCTGGCGCGACTCTCTCTATCCATACCAAATCACGTTTCTGGGCATCGAGATCGACCATAAACCAGTTATTCGTATCGCTATCATCCATCCTCAGATATGGAATAACCTTATACCGGCCATAATCCATGTTCTTATCTTCCCCTACGGTATCATATCCCTTTGGGGTTCCGACTATCTCATAGGCTTCATCAGCGAGATTATCAGGGACTATAAGACCGAGATTATCTGAAATCTCATACCTCTCAGAAATATCATCCCTGAATTTCCGCATCAAAACCCTTGTAGCTGCCACAGCGGTTTTACTAAACGCCGTGGTTCCACTATTGTCAAAACCTACAGATGTAGATGTCCCTGACTTAGTGGTATGTGAAGAACTACAAAGAGATACACCTTCCTCAGATTCCATGAAATCAAAAGCAGAAGAGAACGCATTGGTGAATGTCTTTACACCGTACTTCTCACGCACTCTATGAGCGGCTCGCAAAAGCCCTTTAGCATCATTGACTAAAACCTGATACTTATTGTCGTCCAAGAACTTACGCTCCCACTGTAATCCGCCTCCGAACTCACCGGGTTCAATTTTAGTATGAAAGCCTGGATAGACCGAAAGATACGTTATCTTTCCATTAAATTTCGGAATATCAGGCACATTCCCTACAGCATAGAATTCCTCCCAAGCACTATCAGAATCAAGCATCCGATAGATTGTGGGTATCATAGAAGGAAGTTCTTTAAATGCTTCAGGCCCAGTTACTTCTTTTAAATCAGCGACAAGTAATCTAACAAATGCCGCGCTATCCAATGGATTAGCCATTATTTATCCTCCTTCCTTTTAAGCTCTACCAGTTGCGGTAGGCAACCAATTTGTTGCGGCCCACTGAAACTCTACATACTCTTTGTCTGCTTCAGCAAGGTCGAGTCTGATTACATTAATTTGATAGGCATAACTGCCAACAGCGGCGTTAATGTCAAAAGATAATGAATAATTCGACAACTGCGCTGCGCCTATACCAAATAGCGGCATATTTACTAATACACATGTATCATCCGTAGCCACATCTGCATACGTTGGGGTATACCACGTATGAATAGTGGCATGAGTAGAATATACCATTCTGTATGCGCCCTTATTGGCACCAGTCCTAAAATAAATGGTTGAATATCCTGGAACACTGGCAACTGACATTGCACTGGTTGTGCATCCAGTTCCAGCCTCGCTACCAGTGGTAACTGTCCCAACTACTGGGGCCACCGGCGCAGCCGTATCGGTATCATCAACCAAATTAACCCTAAGAACTGTAGTAGGATCAACGAGATCAACCTTTACAAAAGGTTGACGTCCGCCATTGATATATGGCCCATCAGTGAGAACAAACTCATTGGTCGAATCGTGGGGAGTAGACCAAGCAATATACTCAGTTTTAATCCCTCCAGTTCCACTATACAAAGGTCTCCTGTTATTTGTACCGATAATGACACCAAACGGAATATCATAATGACTATTCCAAAGACTGGCTGACAGGGGCAACATTTCAAGACCTTCATGAGTTGCTATATTTTGCATATCCTGACCTGCCATCCCACCAACATATAGTGTGGCGTCTTTTTCTATTGGGCACCATATCGCTTGAGGAGAATCGTGAACTACGCTAAACATAATAATCTCCTTTCATTGTTAATAATTAATAGTCCCCTCGCCAATTCGGGCTCCCGCACATAGGACAACCGGAATTTATCACTGGTTTATACCGAGTAGATGTCCATTCACCGCCGGCGGCTTCGCAGATAGCCTGTGTTGAACCGGCAGCTCCAAAGCAATGATAGACTTCGCTACCATATTGATCTAACTGGGTATATACAGTCGGGGTTATGTTTGCTTCACTCTCAGAATCTCCGAGAGCATCCCTATCCAGATTGCAAATCCAGCCACAGTTCCAGCATTTATAATACTTGCCGGCATCTTCGCCATCGCCTCTTATGGAATTACCTTTCAAGGGGATGGTTCTACTGCGTTTTCCTATGGCTCCCATATTACAACCTTACTTCCTTGCCTCATTGTTTATGCCGGTTATCGATAACGGCAAATCAGCTTTGAGGTATTTCTTAACCTGTTCCTCACTTAACCCCCGTCTTTTGATGAAGTCTTTAGCTGCATCATCTAAGGGAGGAAGATCGGAATCGGTATCTTTACCTGTACTTCTAATTTCGTCTCCTTCAACTCCACTTCCCAAGGGAGGTGTTTTTTCACCATTGCCCCTAATTGGGACTTTCTTCTTTTGAAAACTGAGTTGCTTATTGTAAAAAGCCCTCGTAGCCTTATGATAGTTAGCTTCGGCATCCCTCGTTCCATCACTTGAATGCACAAAATTAAAGTTAGCTTCCAATTCTTTTATTATTGCCGCATGAATATCTCCGTCTTCATCTAAGCCAAACCCATCTATTGTTCTGCCATATGCTATCTGATATTTGTTTTTACTGGCATCCTCTTCATCTCTTTGTGCTTTCAATTCCTGTCTCAATGTCTTTCTAGTAACAAATTCCTCTTCAGTCTCTTCCTCACTGCCAGCACCGGATTGTAAACTGAGTAATCTCTCAACTGAACCGGAGATATCCTCCAACCGTTCATTGGTACTTCTTTCAATGGCACTGATTCTTCTGCCTAATGCAGAGCGTTCCCTGTGTTCTTTTTCCTTATCTGATAATTCTGCATCTATCTCGGTTTGTTCCTCTTCTGTTCCGATTGTTTCTGTTGTTTCAGCCTCTTGCGTTCCTTCTACTTCTTTAATTTCACCATCAGTCACAGTAGCATCAGCTACTTTTTCTTCCTTTGGCTTTGTTGTCATTGTTCTATCCTTCCTTTAATTGTTTAAGGTTTCTATTGTACTCATTTATCTTACTCACCCATCTCAGTGATAGATTCTTTGCTGCCCTGAAATCTGCCCTGTCCTTATCGGTAGCACTTTCATCGATAATTTTATCCAGTTTGCTTTCCATCGTGTCGATAAGGTCCGTTAAGAGTTCGCTCCCTAATGGAGAATTAAAGGCGTTAAGAAATTGCTCATTCTTGCCGAGTGCTGACAATAACCTCCCTGCCATCTCCTTGCCTTTTTTCCCATGTTTGTTGATATAATCTTCTATATCCATTAAAGTTCTGTTTGGTTTAATAGTATCCGCCACCGGCTCCCTCCCTTGTTTGAGTTTCCATCCCTGACATCGGGACTTGGTTTTGATTACTCATGCCACCACCCATGCCAGACTGTTCTCCTGCCTGTTCTTCCCCCTGGCCACCCTTTTGTTGTATCGGAATATCAGGGTTAAGAAATATGTTCGCAAAATTAGTAGGTTCATCTCCCATGAGTTTGAACATTTCAAGAAGAATATAATTAACCATTTTTGCACTATCAGGATGTTGGATCTGCATGACATAGCCTAATGCTTGCGTCCAGGTTTTGAGCTTCATACCCTTAGACTGCTCTGTCTCTATGGATTGGGATAAAGGCTTATAGGTATAGTTTAAGACAGGGTTAAAGGAATAAACTTTCTCTCCCATCAGCTTAACCGCAGTTTGTTCTGTGGCAAACGCCCATGTCATTTGTTGGATCATCCAGTAAAGCTCTGTTAAGAAGGTAAACTCAAAGGTGAGAGATTTATAATTGGTGCGTATATTGGTACTACCTTCGGCTCCGGCCACAGCCGTTGCGGTCGTGCTTGCCTTACCAGGTAAATCTCCCATCGTTGTGGGAAAGATCGAATTAACCTGCTGCATCTTGTTAGTTAGTATTCCAATTTGCGATAAGGCCCCTTGAATATCATCACTGATTGTAAATTCCTGCAAATCCTTTTCGGGATCTTCCAATTCTATTACATGCTCGGGTTCAAAAAAGATTGTATTGTTATCTTCGGTTACATCACGCTTGCCTTTTAAGGTTGGTAATGTAGCGAGCATTACCCTGTCTTGGCTTATATTGAAAGTATCATCTATACCTATCTGAATTTCACGGGAATATTTGCCATCTCCTATCCCATTATCTTTCGTAGGGTGGATATAACATAAACCACGAATAACAGGCTTAAACGGAACTCCCTCAGAACTTACGTTCGGTGTGGGGTGATATGCTATAAGGGTAGAATGTCCGGCAGATACGGCAAATATAATTACCATTTCTATGAACTCGGCCTTGGGTTTGATAGTGCCAAACTGATCTATCCCTGGTTCGGCCTTGATAGGAGTATCATTCTCATCTCGTTCTTTTACTATTGCCCAGGACCTGCCATAGCGTTTCAATATATCAAAGTATTTCTCTCCGGCATAGTCTGTGCGGTTTTGTGTATTCTCTTTATTGTCTGTTTCCTTTGAAGTTTGGGTATCAGGTTCACCTGACATTTCTTCCAAAAGATGAAGATTAAAATAACCTGCCTTACTTTGATCCGCTTTGAGTTTGCTAAGAGATTGTTCTTTTCTGGTAATAACCCAGTCTTTCTCCTGTAATGAGTATGTATAGCGATTATCAGTGAAGACATTTCGGGGATCTAATATTTCATAATTAAATCTATCTATAACAGGAATATCCCCATAAACAGGTTCCTCTTCGATCTCCGTGGCTGGAATTTGAATAGATGGATCTGTAATCTTGTTGCCGTAGGTATCGACATCGAGTTCAATAGTTTTATGTGTTACCCCAATCACCTCTCTTTTAGTTTTCTGTTCCCACCAACATTCAGCATAGACATAGCCGGAAAGATTGTTGAGCACTTTACCACGGACAAATTTCTGATAATGGTAGAGGTGCTTCTGGTTGAGGGTACGATTGATTAGCTCTTTAGTAGCAGCAGCAGCATCTAAGGATTCTTGCCCCTCGTCCTCTACATAGGTCTCCACAAAATCTCTGGTCTGGAAGTATTGATTAACGTCTATGGAAGTCTGGGTAAGGATGTGTGAGGGAAATTCAGGTATAGAAATATCACTTTGCCAGTCATAGTTCTTCTCTTCCCGTTCTGAATCTAAGAGGGCTATATATGCTTCGAAGTCTCTATTGTCAGCCTGGCGATTAATTTGAGAGGTAATATATTCACCGGATACTATACGTTTGGCTAACTCGGACTCTATATTCTCATCAAAATTGTGTTTGGTTTTTGGTTTGGCCATTACTTTTTCTTTTTTGCTGGTTTCCCTGTGGGTTTCCAGCCATGTCTTACAGCATTTAAGAGTCTTGCTTGTTTCTTCGCCTTTGCTTTAGTGGTATTTTTAGCAGACACTTTTTTATTATGGCTAACTCGATAACCATCAATCTTCTTAATGTGAACAGGCATTATTTAGCCTTCCGGCGTAATCCCGTGCCTCTTGCAGGCAACTTACTGGAGCCATATAAGCGTTTATGACGTGCCTTTCGCTCTGCCTCTGATCTTGGTTTCCCATTCCGTCTTGTTCCTGCTGCCATGGTTATATCTCCTAATAAAAAAGCCCCTTCAAATACAGGTAATTGTAAGTCCTGTATCCGAAGAGGCTTAGTTGCGTGTTCGGGTTGACCTTAAAATTTAATTATCTTTTTTTAAGCTCCCATTTTCTTTTTCCTCCTCACATAGTTTTTTAAGCAATCCCGCTAAATGATACAATGATCGGTAAACTGCTTTTAATATTTCTTTAGTATCTTGTTTCATAAAATTTTAAATTAATAGAAATTGTTTGTCAAGTTATTTTATTATATTTTAAATAACACCGGGGTCATTACCTTCTTCAGCACACCCTTCTTACATTTTGGGCATTTAATCTTTTCATTGTACTTGGCTAAAGGCACAATATATTCAAAACTTTTATTACATTTGGGACATTTGAGTTCGTATAGTGGAATAATCGTTACCTTTTTTAATGATTCTATGTTTGTTAAATAAGATGCACAAAAGACAATGAACATAATCAACTTGTCTTTGTAATGCAGTATAATGTGAATACTTATCATATTGATGAGAAAACCAACAACCCGCCCTAAAATATAATATAAATAAAGGATTCCATAAAAAAGCAAAAAAGATAGCACAGCATATAGGAATATTATCTTGCTTAGCTCGTTTCGTATGGAAGTAAGGTGATAATATATCACCAGGTGCTTTCCCTGTAAGTTTATAAATAAATAGCATAATCATCTATTCCTTGTTGATTGTTTATTATTTTGCCAAAACCCCAAAATATGGATCATTCATTTCAGCACAGGTATTTGGATACCCAATTGCCATATAACCCCCGTCATTGATTTCATGCCTCACAAATATTTGTTCTATGTCATCTAACAAAATCCTCGCTTTCAATGGAAATTCAATAGCACCCTTATTGGGTAGTTCTTTCAGCGCATTTCTTAATTTATTTTCCATTATCCTTTCCTTTCATTCCATTCCCGTTCTTTGATCTTATTCATATTGTAATCATCCATAGACTTCTGACTATCCAAATATGTAAGTTCCTTGGTATAGTCCTGCCGCTTCATCATGGCTCCACACCTGGGGCAGTCCATCCATCTTTGATGTGTCACCAAGGCTTTCTGGACTCTTACGTGACATTTAGGGCAATCGAATGAGTAGAGTGGCACTTTAATTACCTCCGTGAGTTCTATCTTCTGTTATATACCATCTACCGTTTTCATCATCATAAATATTATTATAAAAATCACAAAATACAGATCCACATTTTTTACACCACCAAACGTCACCCCAATCGGTTGTAGCAATATCTTTCATCTCATGTCCACATTTACATATCTTTTGTTCCATCATCGCCTACCCTTTTTCATCAATAGCCCTCTGAAGATTCTTCCACGAATTGATTTGTTATAATATTTTTTTGCATACCAAACCTTTTCTGTCCCATCTGAAAGACATAAATTCTCTGGAAAATTATCAGGCATATCCATTATCCTTTTATTACTGCTAAAACCAACAACAGACAAATTAAAAAAATCCATTATCTCCTCCCTTTGAAATAACTCTTAGCCCTTTTTGTTTCCCTAAGTCCATTTATTTTCCGAGCTTTAAACGCAGGATGTTTGAAAATCGCTTCCCAAATCATATTCATATGACTCCATTTCTCTTCTGGTCTGTTTTTTGCATCCCGTAACTGTGCCATTTTGGTTTCTGTATATTCTTCCCATCTCCACCGGCGCATGTGTTCAGCAGCCCGTTTACAATTATTAAATAACCATAAAGTTGGCAAATACACATCCCGTCCTCGGTCATCTCTTATTTTATTGTTGAATGGTCTTTGACATCGTTTGGCATTCACCAACCTTTTACGGATCTCATCTCTGCCTTTTTCGCCCTTTGTATCCCAAGTATGCCAATACCCACCCTCGCCGATCCCCTCTTTCTTTAACTCATAAAACTCACTGTTAATATCATCTAATACCGTAATCTTATCTTTCTTTATACCTTCTGATAAAGGATCAATGAGATTAAGGGTAAACTTATAGTCTCTGCCCATGATAGCAAACTCATGGCAGATCTCACGTATGGTGTATTTTTCAGGGGAAGGGTTGTAATCCATCCAGATAAAGGCCTCATTGGTGGAAGATAGGGACATATTCCCACAAGCCCATGGGGTCTGGGGATGATAATCTATACCTCTTGCATGTACCCAGTCATGGGATATACCATAGGGGAAGTACGGTTCGGGATTGATAAAATGTACCTTATACTCAAATGCCTTAAATATCCGTCCTTTGACCTGTTTATGGATACCATATCGTCTTGTTGCCACCAAATCAGGGTCGTCATCCCCGCCATAAGCGTCTACCATTTGGTTAATTCCGGCTTCAGTTATGGTAGGGTTATCATCTGTAGCTGCCTGAATAACAGCTATTGATGCCTTACTGTCGGTATACTCTATCTGCTTTGGTTCATAATCATCAGTTCTAAGAAAATCACACATTGTCTTTGTACGAATATAAACCTGTGCCCGTTCAAATATCAGATCGTATGTCCATGAAATTTTATTAGCCGGAGTAAGCGAAAGCAAAAGATCTCCTTCCTCATCCGCCACTCTCGGAACCTGCTCTTCCCAGAAGTCAAGGGGAGCTTCCTCATCCATCCAGACACTTACCCTTCTCTGACCGGCGCTTGCTTGGGTATCCTGACTGTATGACACAAACTCAACTATAATGTCATTGCCATAATATTCTTTATCGCAAAATACACTTCCATTATTGATATCGTGGATTATCATGGCAAGGTTACGATGTTTAATGTCATTCTTGACCAGAATAGGTGGGAGCCATTTCTTGAATTCGGGGTAGACGGTATTCCTAACCTCTGCCGATACAGACCCATCCTTACTGACTGTGCCTGTTTCTCCAGGTAAGGTTTCTGAGGCAAACCTGAATACTCTTGACTCGCGCTCATGTATATGGATCTCACCCTGGCATTTAGGGCATATCCAATCTTTAGGCAGTGTCTTTACAGTGAATTTATGCCCCTGCGGACATTCAAAGTAGAGTATATTTTTTTCAGGTATAGGATGCCAACCCAGGATACGGTAGACATACTGATAGGCAAATGAACTCGTTTTCATCGCTCTGTTACCGGTGAACGCAGCTATGATCTTATGCGGGAGATGAATTAGCTGTTTGAATTGCCAGGTAGGTTGATACTTCAGGAAATTAGAAAAATGCTCTAATTCGCTGTAATCCAACCCATCTGAGGGAATTTTATCTATCGATGAATTCATTTATATAAAAACTTTTCTTTAGGGATACTTGTTAAGTTGCTATCAGTAGTGGTATGCCATTGAGTATTATTATCCCAGGTTCCATCCGAATATAGATTAATTGTTGGATAGCATGGGTATAATTGGAGTTCCCTTTGATCTCTAATCTCTTTTAATGATGCTATGAGATTGTCTAATTTGTATATCTCTGCGTTCACGATTACCCCCTATTTAATCTTTAAAGCCCTATTAGCCAAACTACCTGCCCTTTTCTTTGCAGCCTTCTTAATCCGTTCAGCCATCCTTTTTTTGGCATCAGCCATCTTCTTTTCTTTCAGCCTTTTAGCCTCTGCCGCTTTTTTTGCTCGTGCTATAGCCTCTGCCGTTGGATTAACTTTATTCATCCTTTTAACAATCTTAGCCATTCGCTGATTGCCTGCACCTGCCCTATTCTCATAAACTTCTCTCAAACTCCCAGCCTTTTTCACCTCTTTCCTTGTAATGGGCTTTCTCATCACTCCTCCTAATTATAAGATACCATCATTGGCATTATCATCATCATTGTGTATCCATATACCTTTATATCTATGAAAAAGTTAAAGTAGGGCATTAGGCTATACACCTCCCACAGTCATCTAATTGCATAGGATGTATAGGGATGATAGTTATCGCAGTGGTGTGGACGTTTGATAGCTTGCGTGGCGTTATGGAGGTATTGTATAGGTGCATTATCTGTGTAGGATTATAAACCATAGCCGTTTTAACCAATAACATTTACATGGAAGTTCTATATCCCAATCATGGACATGGACTGTTTTGGATTTCCAATTGTGTGTGAGCCAGTGGGTCATTGTGTATATTAAATATTATATGTGGTGGGAAGTCAAGTGTTTTGTAGTTAGCCATCTTCCTGTCCATTGGTGCCGTAAAGGTTGATGTAGAAAAATAGTTTATATATAGCCACTCTTTCCCTTACCTTCCAGCCTATGGGAAATAGTAAATAATTTTCATCAGGAGCTATGAGCCATTCATTACGAGTCATATTTTAACCTTGTGGGTGTGTGTGGATGTGAATGTGATTGTTGTATATAATATAAAAGTAAATCCCGAAACGGCAATCCCGCTCCCCCTCCCCCCTATCATGTTTAGTATATGACCTGCTCAACACACTCACCCACTTACTTTATGCCCTGCCTGGCTATGTCCTGCCTGCCCACCTGTTAGCCTATTGGTTCTAATAATACATATTATGTACACAACTTTTAATCGTCTCATATAGGCCCACACTGGCTATCCTGGTTTGGTATGGTATTAAATGATAACTAATTAATATAATGTATGTATAGATATATAGTTGTAGTATGCATAGGTATAATGTAGTAAATAGCCGTAAATCGTAGGTTGGATGAGTTTGGATATTATATCCCATTATTCCTCCCAATCCTTAGTAGTCTGGCTGGTGTCCTCTATTACTTCACCCTCTATAGTTTGGGTAAAGTGATCGGTAAGTAGTTGCTGGACATGAGGAGATAAGATCTGCACTCGGTTATCCTGGAAGATCTGTTGGATAAAAACGGGTGCGTGTGGTGTGCTAATGCCCACATTTTTAAGTGTCCCCTCCGCTACCTTCAGCTTAATAGCCTCATCATCACTATTTAACAGCTCATCTAACACATCACACGCGGCCGGTATTCTCATAGCTTCCCGCTTACTACCATATACAATAAGCTCCCGGATCTGGTCCTTCTTTAACCGCCTTGCGATAGTGTCCTTGTCCCTATTTACCATCTTACCGATTTCTCTAAGGGTCTTACCCTCCAAGTGCAACTCAGCGATCTTTACATTCTCTTTTGTTAGAGTCCCCATATTTCCCTGTAAATTAGTCAGATATTTGCATGGTTAATAAGTAATTATCTCATTATATTGTGGATTAGATGGTTATTTATACAATATGTAGGTTGGTATCTATAGGATAAGGGTTTTAAATGTTACTGTCAAGCAAAAATAATATGCTTTAAATGATATAAAAGATTTTGGTTGACAACCAAGATAGTAAATGCTACCCTATGATTAAAATGATAAATAATAACAATATAAAGGAGGGATTATGAAAAAAAGTTATACGATTAAGGATATACCGAATGATGGTTTCTGGAAGCAGGTTAAGGTGTTAGCTGCGACTAAAGGTATAAGCATTAAACAGTTGATTATTGATTCACTTAAAAGAGAGATTAAAAAGAATGAAAAGTAAAAAACAACAAATATATTTTATTCAAGCTGATAATGGAGATATTAAGATAGGTATTACCTTGAACCCAAAGAACAGATTGAGAGCATTACAAACTCATTGCCCTTTGAAATTAAAAACCTTAAAGCTTATAGATGGAGATTATATATTAGAAAAGAAGATCCATAAATTATTTAAAGACTTTAGGATAAGGGGTGAATGGTATTTGCCATGTAGAAAACTTATTAATTTAATTCATAGTAAAATTACCACAGCTTATAAAAAAGATGAGTTAAGAGTGTTGAGAGTTAATGGTAAATTAATACCTTTACAAGAAACCATACGTCCTAAAAGAAAAAGAATAACACAACTAACAGAATCATGGTAATCAAAAAACAATACCCTGTAAATTTTACTGTAAGTAGGTACAATATATTGTACATGGGTATTATATCTTGTACTTCTGATTATATCCTTGATGGGCTTGGATTTAATGATATTAAGTTTACATAACTGGTGTATTATATTGTACTTTCAGAGGGTAATATTATCAGACACTGAATGAGGAAAGGCTTGTGTGGTGTAGGTTTGGGGGATTATTGAGTATGTTGGCATGGGGATTGCTGTAGTATAGGGCAAATGAAAACAAACAAATAAAGGAGAGGAGGTAGGAACATGGAAGATTATAACAAACAAGCAAAGGATTTCATGGCTAAGGCTAAAGCGACAATGGAAGTTAAACTTTTAGGCCACTATCCATATTTTGATGATGATAAAGAGAGTAGAGATGTTTATCAGATCACACTAACAAGAGGCGACAAAACATATACTTTTAAGTTCGGCCAATCTATTGCACGCAGTAAAAACCCTAATTTCAAACCGATAGATGATACAATAATAGAACGGATGAAAGAAAATAGAAGGGTGAAACCTCCAACTGAATATGATGTCCTGGCAGGTATAACCAAGCATGAAGTTGGTACTTTTCAAAACTTCTGCAATGATTTTGGTTATGATACGGACAGTCGAAAAGCTGAAAAGACATATTTTGCCGTGCAGGATGAATATGAGAATATTAACAAGCTCTTTTCTGATGTTATAGAAGACTTGCAAGAAATAAGTTAATAACAATTAACAAGGAGGGAAAGATTATGAAAGTACAAAATATGACAGGTAGAACAGGTAAAAACGTGGCTAATCAATTTATAATCACGGATGAAGGCCACGGAAACCTTGGCAACTTTAGCAAAAGAGAAGCATTCCAAAGTTATAACAGGACTATTGCTGTTATAACTATATGGCCCGATGTAACTGAAATTCAGTTAGATAGAATCTATTGGGATTACTCTGTCACAACCGGCAAGTATCGTAATCAATTCTTAGGTGAAACTAAAAAAGAGACTGAGAAAAAGATTAAAGATGGAATATATAAACTAGTTGATCTTAATGCTTAACCTTTCATCCCGGGCCTTTGGATAGGCTCAGGACTGAGGGATTAAACTTTAACAGGGAGGTAATCATGGCAACTTGGCAAAGCAAATTAACAAAAAAAGAGTTAAAGCATGTCAAAGAAACAACTAACAACTGTACGCTTAGAGAATTAAAAGAAAATCTAACGTGGCAGAGAAAATTGGATGCTGATAATCCTACAGGGATGCTTGCATGTGCAGATTGTAACCATATAGCTAATAAGTTAGGGATTTAATCTTAACCACAAAAGGAAGCAATCAAACCATGACTAACCAAGACACCCTAAAAATATTAGAAGAAATGCCAGAGCCTGAATTTCAAGAATTCTTCAAGTCATTGCCTTATCGTGTTCAACTAATATGTAAAGGTGGCTTAGTTGATTGGAAAGAAGTATTGCCACAATGGTATGCAAAGTCAATAAAAGAAGTATCAAATGAATAAGTCAGCATTGATTGATCTTAATATTATTGATTCCAAAGGCATACATAGAGGTACAATCAATGAACTAATCATTTACATAGGGATACATACATGGATAAGCTAAGTACAGTGTGGGCGATATTAAAAGCAAGGGTGAGGCATATCATAGGTACCCAGGATATGTTGATTGAGATTGTTATTGTAATGTATAGATAGGGAGGGATTGAACATGAAAGCAACAAGCATTATTAAAACCAAGGCATGGGTAAAAGGTATGATTGGTGATTATGATTATAATCAGGTATTTATTACTAAAGAAGGATATTATACCAATGGAGCCTGGATGTTAAAACCTAAGTATATGACTAAGCCATTAAAACGTAGAATACAAACAATGGGCGGGGCACAGAAAAGAGATGTTGCCAGTGAATTTTTGTTTGAAGATCATGGACATAGAGAAATAGAATATGATCGTAGCGAAGGTGCGGTTGGAAGTGTGATTGCTATATATAAAGCAGAGGATCTTGAAATTGGGTTTGATGAAAAATACATAGCCTGGTTGCAAAAGAATATCCCTGGATTTGGATTGAAAGCATATGATCCTAAACAAGCAACTTTTATCATGTCAGGGGATGAAATAGCAGGCGTAATTGCATCAATAAGATTATAATAGGGGAGGATTCATGGAAAAACCACGGTATAAAATAGACTTGATATTTTCAGTTAATAACAAAGTGGTTGCGGTCCAGAATGTCAGCACCTGGACAATACCGGAGATCACTTCATTTATTAGGATGCAGAATAGAGAGTATCCTGAAAGAGAGTATAGGATTAAGAGAAGGGAGGTTAGAGAAGATGGAAAATAAATACTCGCCAGGGCCGTGGGAAGTTAGAAATATAAATGATAGGCGCAGAGGATGGAGGATATCTATAAAACAAGATGGCCCTCTTGAACTGATTGGAGATATTGCCCATATTTACATGAAAAGCGGACAATCACACACATTTACAGATAATGCAGATAATGGAACAGGCATGGCCAACGCCCACCTGATAGCCGCTGCACCTGAATTGTTAGCGGCATTAGAAGGCGTTATGGAATTAACAGATAAACCGTTTTCAGTTACAGAACATAGCAAACGGTTTGATATAGCAAGGGAAATCATAGCAAAAGTTAAAGGAAAATAATCAGACTTACAAAAAACCTTTGACATTAACATTTATATAATCTATTCTAGAATAGATGGAAGGGGCGCACGATGGAATATTCACTATCCTCTAATATCCAAGTCAAAGTAGACGACATTGAAACCAAACCTCTAACACAAGACCATTTAATCATGCCAGATAATTTCCCCTGGGCAGATTACGTATTTAACACACTTCTCATAGTCATAGATAATCAAAAACACAAAAACCTACAGTATGTTCGTCAATACTAGATATTAAATTAAACAAAGGAGATTATATTGAAAGTAAATAAAGATGATAAGGATGTATCCGGTGAGTTTAAATTTACCAAGGTTGAACTAAAGAAAATGAAAGAATACATTTTGCATGGAGTACCGGCAAAAGATGGAAAGGGGGCGCATCCTTATTTCTTTAATGTTAGAATTAGAGAAACTCAATCGGATCTTATCCATGGGATTAAAGAAAAACTTCCCGGCTGGTGGAAAAGCAATGCGGACTTACAGAGATCAATCGTGGCTGCCGGAACCTATTTAGTATTATGTTTCATAAACAAAACAGCAAAGATTGATGATTTGATAGAAATATTAGACGATATGAACTTTTTGTCAAAACACACAAGACTTAAAGATCTAAAAAATGATATTCAACAACTTAAATTAAATGCAGTAAATTCAGACATGCCTACCGAACTAAAAACCAAAACATTAAGCTTTATTGACACAATAGAAAAGAAGACTCGAAACTTATTTTAATCCCCCTATATAATATATAACTAAAGTATACTTGCTTTTTTTTGACGGTTACAATTCACATTCACACTTTTACAATTTACTATTTACTATTTACTATTTACACACATACAATATACAACAACACACTATATATAGATATGAGTAAAGATATAGAGTATATGAGTTTCTCGTCTTGTCAGAATTTTGATCGCTGCCCATTATTGTATTATTATAATAAAATCATGCGAATAAAATTAAAAAATGAGTATCAAAATATTGCACTCAAAAAAGGCCAATTCTTCGCAAAAATAATTGAAAGCCAAAAAAACGTCAAAAAAGAGGCAGAAAAGATATTCTTAGATCGTGAGATAATTCACGCTAAAATCTGTAATATTGTGTACGTGTGTATGTGTGAATTGGAGTTATTACCAGAGGGCGGAGTGTATGAATCTACGTGGATAAAAAAGTTAGATCATGAGTTGGATATTAATCTAAAAGGGAAGTTAGATGTGTTGTATGAAAATGCTTTTGTAGAGTTGAAATATACCATGAAATTGGAATTTTATTTGAATGAGTGGCTGGCTCATAAACAACTACTTTGGTATTTTTATCTTACTCCCCCAGAGATTGAAAAGGCCTATATGTGTCCAGTGAGAGTGCCGGCATTGAGACAGGGGAAAGAAGAGAGTGTGAAGGGGTTTTTAGATAGGATTAGAATGGATATATATAAGAGGCCCAGTCATTATTTTCCTGGATATAAACCGGATCGTGAGGGTGTTAAGTGGGGGAGGGTGTTTTATAGGAATGAGTTTAAAAGGGAGTTTGAGGGATTTGAAAGGAAAATGAGGTGGATGAGAGAAGAGATTGAGAGATGTACTGAGAATGAGTATTGGGATCAAAAAACCACAGGATGTTTATTTCCTGGGCCATGTAATTACTTGAATATATGTAGTACTGGTGGATTTATTAATGATGAATTATTTGAACGATGGGGTAATAAAAATGAAAAGGATAACAAGAAAAGAAAGGATGGAGTTGAAAATTAGAGAAGCACGGAAAAGGAAAAGTGAGGAGAGGTTGAGAGAATTATTAGATGAGGATGTACAAATTGCGGAGAGTGATGGGTTGATGGATGAGGATGAATATTTGGAGGTAAAAATGAAAATTGGGAGCTATCAATGTCCGATATGCGGTCTTTGTAGTGGTTATGGATGGAGTGGTGAGCCAGATGATCCGCCAAGTTGTTGTGGGGGTGTATCAATGGTTGCTTATGAAATACCAAACAACATAATCATCCATGCACAGTAAATAATAGCCTGTCCCTTCTGCTGCATTGGGTGGCAAGAGGAGATATAATATGAAGGGAAAAGGATACAAACTATTTTTATATCGCGACAACCTCTTAAAAGGGATGGGCTATTAAACTTAATTAAAAGGAGGGAAATGTATGAGTGAGTATAAATACAAAAGTTTAGTGTTTGATGGGAGTACCCAGTTTATGAATATTCATTTACTTGGTGAACTCCAAGATGAGTATTTTAAGAGTAGAGAGTTTAAAGATAAAAAACATATGAGAGAAATTGCAGTACAAACAGAAACAGATTGGACGATATTTAATGCCATGGCATTTCAAATGTTACGGGTGTTTAAGATGATGAGGATGATAGCAGGGAATACTAACTATTTTATTATGCTTTATGGAAGTACAGGAGTGGGCAAGACGGCTTCTGTGTTGGCAAGCAGCCCTGAACCTATACTTTACATTGATGCAGAAAATAGGCCTGTTAGCTTAGCTATGGATGCGATAGAAGAAGTAGAGGGGCGAAGACCAAAGTGTCATCAAGAGTTTTTCGATCATCCTGATAAGTTAATCGGTTTTCTGAATGAACAGATCGATGAGGGGGCCAATGGTTTGTTGGTTACTGTAATTGCATTGAGTAGGACTATTAATAGGTTTAAGAAGATGAGGGATAAGTTTGGGAAGGCTATGGATATTACAGATCCTAAGTTTTATCAGGTATTGAATACATTGGAGAGAGGTGGGTTTACTGATTTGAGTAGCTATACCATTCCTAATTATGAGGGTGATAAGTTTTTGAAGAGTTTCCCTGGGATGTTGGATTACATTGGGTTTGTGGTTGATAGATATGATAGTGAGGATAACGTGGTGTTTCCACCATTGGTGAAGTTTGAAAGGAATGAGGATTATTTGGGGAAATGGACTGGGGCGAGGAAGAAGGGAAAGTTGGTTGGGCCATTGGATTTTAGAAAAATGTTTAAAGGTAAATAAATGAGTAAATACTGGCTAACACCACCAGATATAATGAAAAAACTTAATGATGAATTTCACTTTGACTTTGACCCCTGCCCTTATCCAAAACCTATTGACTTCAATAGTCTGGAAACTGATTGGGGTAAAATGAATTATGTTAATCCACCATTTAGACCAAAAGAAAACAATGGGTTTGGGCCTACTGCATTTGTTAGGAAATCCATAGAAGAACAAGCAAAAGGAAAATCATCAGTAATATTGATACCGACTCAATCTTATGTGAACTTACTTTTAGAGGCTAATGCTGAATTAAGGTCAATGGGCAGAGTTAGATGGTTAGATGTCGAGTCAGATGAACCATGTAAAAGTCCATCTCCTATAACTTGTTTTATATTATATGGGAATAAGTAACTTTGTACTGTGTGCCGCCGCCGTCCCCCCCGCCCGCGTTGCAGGCTCACGGCGCGGCCATGGTACATTAATTAAATCTATAGGGAAAGGAGGGTAAATTCAAAATAGATAAGTAAGTAGATATTATGTGATATTAATTTAAACAAAGGAGAGTAGCAGTATGAAAACAACAGACAAAGATAAGCAGATGGGGTTTGTAAATGCAAAGGATGGGTGGCATACGTTTAAAGTCCAGGAGAATTGTAGGTACCTTGAGGATAAGGATACAGGGGAGGCTACCAATAAGGTTATCATTCCTATGCAAGTCATAGGTGATGAAGATGAGGGTTCAGTGGCCAGTGTATTTTGTGATATCAGTAAAAAGGGTGGCAGGACTGCATTGGCTAAAATGGTAGAGTTCTCAGGATTGTCAAAAGCAGTGGAAAAACCTGCTATGAAGGCAAGTGATCTGACTCCGGTTGAATGGGGGGAGAGATTACTGAATCCTGATAGTCCTAAGTGTTTGAAATTGATTAATGAGATCCTGATGAAACTACCGGAACATATGATAAGTGGAGAGGTGAAGACTAATAAGGATGGGTTTAGCAATGTTATCAATGTGGACTATGATACGGGGAAGGCTAAGAAGGATGAGGTAAATACAGTTGAACCTGCTGGAGCTGCTGAGACTAAAGTTGATGATGATGATGATTGGGTGTAGATGAGATATGTGCTGGTAGTGATGGCACATGGCAAGGGAGTACTATAAACAATAACACTTTATCTGAAAAGGCTGTTCTAAGGATTTTCACAAGATATAGGGCTGGTAGCGGCAAGCAGTAAGTTGAGGTGGAGCTTTTTTTATTATGAGAGTAACTACCAGTCCTACCAATCAAAGAAAGGGATTTTATGAATAAAGTTGCTGATATTACAGGTCAAAGATTTGGAAGGCTTGAAGTTTTATCAAGACAAACATCTGATCGAAAAGGCCAATCTGTATGGCTTTGTCAATGTGATTGTGGAAATAAGTGCATCATTCAGGGGGTGAATCTACGAAGTGGAAGGACTAAGTCTTGTGGTTGTCTACAAAAGGAAATTACAGCACAGAGAAACAAAATAATTAGCACTTCACACGGAATGTCAAATACCAAAATATATAATACCTGGGCAGGCATGCTTAAACGATGTAGAAATAAAAAACATCCAGCTTATAAATATTATGGAGCTAGAGGTATTACAGTTTGTGATAGGTGGCTTAAAATCGAAAACTTCTATGAAGATATGGGAGACCCGCCAAAGGGATTAACACTTGAAAGAATTGATAATGATAGAGAGTATTCTCCTGACAACTGTAAATGGGCTACATATAAGGAACAAGCTAATAATAAAAGTAGTAACGTAATTATTAAATATAAAGACCAGAAATTTACAATAAGCCAATGGGCAAAGGAATTAGGAATTGATTATGCCACCCTGCGATGTAGATTACGTTTATATGATTGGCCTATAGAAAGAGCATTAACAGAAAAAGTGAGGACAGCATAATGTGGTCAGAAACACAATGGGAATATATCGGTAATTGTGAAATATGCGGTGCAGCTTGTTATTCAAATGGTGAGGAATTTCGCTCTACTACTGATATGGATTGTAGGTGTTGGGTAAAGGGTTTTACAGGCCCGATGGAATGTGAGTTTTTAAAAATAGATGAAGAAGAACATTTAGAGGGGAGGTAGAAATTATGATAAGCATTAGAAAGGTAATCGCAGCTTTTATTATCATATTTGCCATGAGTGTTGGTCTTGGCTACTTTTGGGCCTTTGAGTCCTATCAACCTTTTAAACTAGCCCAACAAATCCAAGAACTCAAAGCTGATGTTAATAACTGTGAACGTAGATGGGTGAGGGACTTTAGCAAAAAACATGGATTGATAGAATAGAGGCAATTATGAAAGAAAGCGAAGTGCTCAAATTGATGAATGCTATTAGTGATAAAATGCCACTATCTTTAGAAGATGCAGATGACGGACGTTACACATGGCCTGCAAGATGGAAAGAATTGTTCAATCAAATTTCTAATTATCCAAAAGGCACCTTCCGACAAGATAATAATAAAGCAGATGAAGCACCATAGGAGGATGCAAAATAATTTAAAACATACCAGGAGGGCTTGATGAAAATAAATCATATTAAAGAAAACAATCCAAACTGGAAAGGTGGCATGAGATATGACGGAGATGGCTATAAAACTATTAGGATAGGGACTTCATATTATCCTTATCATCGTTTTATGGTTGAACAGTTGCTTGGGAGAAAATTACCAGATCATGCGGTTGTTCATCATTTTAATGGAAAAAAACAAGATAACAAATTTAGCAATTTTATAGTTTGTGAAGATAACTCTTATCATATGCTTCTTCATCAAAGAAAACGAGCCTATGATGCCTGCGGTCATGCTGATTGGCGGAAATGTAAATTTTGCAAAGAATATGATGACCCAATTAATTTATGGATTTCAGATAAACCTAAATCAGCAGCATATCATAGGGAATGTAGTGCACGATATGCACGTGAAAGGAGAGCAAAATGCAAGAATTAGCAAAGATAGACAAACCAAGCCAAGCCATTGTTTTATACAAGATCACACCTAAAGAAATAGCAGAAAGATTAAAAGAGTATGATCAGTTAAAAGTAATTGAGGCAGATACGAAATCCTATAAAAAAGTTCGAAGTGCTCTCACTTCTATCATCACAACACGAGTAGAAGTTGATAAAAGACGAAAACAGTTAGGAGAAGATGCTCGTAAACTGGTTTCGAATATCAATCAAGCAGCTAAAATGCTTATTGAGCCAATGACTCCTTATGAAGATCGATTTAAATCTGAACTTAATACGGAGGATGATCGTAAAACAGAGATTAAAGCGGTAAAAGAGGCTAAAGAGCAGGCAAGAGTGGACAAAATACGCTCTAAGATCAACGATCTCCAAGCTGTGCTTATTACCATTATCACTCTACCCTCAAATAAGATACAAGCTATACAAATGGAGGTAGAATCAATAGAAATAAGTGTGATTGACTATATGGAATTCACTGAGGAAGCTGAAAGGGTGAAAGCAAATGTTCTTAATACCATCCAGGATTATATGAAAGTCACGATTGAAAATGAAAAGGAAGATGCTGAACGTAAGATAGAGGCAGAGAGGTTTGAAAAGATAAGGGTAGAACAAGAAGTTACTCAAAAGAAGATCGATGAGGCTAATCAGAAATTAAAGGAAAAGGAAGCGATATTGGAAAAGAAAGAGTGGGAAAGAACAGAGAAGATACGGATTGCTAAGGAGATGGAAGAGGAGAAAGTTAAAGTGGAAAAAGAACAGGAAGTAGAGGCAGAGAGGCTTGAAAAGGATATTGCTGAACAGAATAGATTGAAACCTGATAAGGAGAGATTGATTGAATACGCTGATAAACTTTTCAATATTACCCATCCTAATGTCAAAGCTAAAAGTTCAAAAGAACTATTGATTGAAATGAATAACAGGTTATTTAAATTAATCACAGGGTTTAAGAATCAGATAAACAAACTATGAAAGGTGGGATCTCATGCGTATGGTGCCAAGAATCAGTTTCACTCCTAAGATCGATATTCCTGATGGGTTTATAATGGTAGTCGATACCCGGGAACAAAAACCATTATTCAAACCTAAACCCTGGATTGTAGAAGCTGGGTTAAACTCCGGTGATTATAGCATTCAAGGGTTTGAAACTGTAATAACCATTGAACGGAAGTCTATTCCTGATTTGCTAGGGACACTTGGCAAGGGTAGGATCAGATTTGAAAAGGAACTAAACAGGATGAGTGAATATAAATGGAAAGGGTTATTGATAGAGGGATTAGAAAATGATGTGTATCAACCAAATGACTTTTCATCCATGCACCCAAATAGTATCTATCATTCCCTTGCTGCTATTGAGACGAAATGGGGGATGTGTATTTACTATGCTAAGGATAAGAAGCATGCACGTTGGTGGGTATTAAGTCGCCTTTGTAAACTTTACAAATACTTACGACAAGGAGATATATAAATGAAAAGGATTCCGTTAACACAAGGTAAGGTAGCTTTAATTGACGATGAAGATTATGAATTAATAAATGATTACCCGAATTGTTGGTACACAAGACAATGTAATCATACCGCTTATGCAATGGCTAATCCACGAATCAATGGTAAAAAAACTACTGTTTTAATGCACCGTTTTATCATGAAGGCTGAGAAGGGGAAAGAAGTAGATCATATAAATCACAATGGATTAGATAATAGAAGATGTAATTTAAGAATTGTAAATAGAACGCAACAACAATGGAATAGGCAAAAATATAATACAAATTCACCCTCTATTTTTAAAAGAGTATATTGGCATAAATCAAGAAAGACATGGAGGGTAGATATAAAAACAGATAAGAGACTTTTTCTTGGTTATTTTAAAAATGAAATAGATGCAGCTAAAGCCTATGATAGGGCAGCAATCAAATACTTTGATGAATATGCTTGTTTGAATTTTCCGAGGAATGAATCATGCTAATTACTTTAGGAGTGCATCAAGGTAAGCCATTCAGAGAATCCCAGGAAATCGCCTATGAATTCATCACCAATAGCACCAAACGGTTTATATGTTTATCGGCTCCACCAGGTATTGGAAAGAGTGTGGTGGGCTTTGAATCGATCAATTCCCCCTTTTGGTATGTATGCAGTAGTATTTCCCTCGAACATCAACTTATCCACGATTTCCCCAAGGCATCATTATTAAAAGGGAGATCAAATTACCCCTGTGATATGTTTGAGAGTGCTGATCTATGTATAATAACTCCCCCTTGTGATAATTGTGAATATGCAGAGGCTAAGGATGCTGCCCTATTCAATAAACATAGTATTCTTAACTTTCATTATTTTCTCTATGCGGCTAATTTCGCTGGGTTCAGTACTAAGGATGAGGGAATGAGAAATATTATAATTGATGAAGCTGATGATAGAGATATGGCTTTAGTTGAATTCATATCCTTTGTATTCAGTATGAAACAAATGAAATATTTAAACATTGCACAATATCCACCTGATAAGAAAACAGTAATTGATTCGTTTGTCAAATGGATGGAACCTATAGGAAATAAGTTAAAGAATCAGATTGTAAACATTGCTGATCAAGTGGCTGGGATAAAAACTAAACTAAAAAATCATGTGGGTTTAAGTTCAGATGATATGAGGACGTTGCGTAGGGAGCAAAGACTATCAAGTGTGGCATGGAAGGTAAACTTTTTAAACAAGCAGGATCTCACTAATGGTAACTGGGTGTATTATAATGATAAGAATAAGATTATATTGAAACCTAAGTGGTTAACAAGGGAATTAAGTAATACTTTCTTATTCAACCATGGGAAAAGATTTCTATTTATGTCTGCCACATTGCCACCTAAGCCTGTATTTTGTGGGTTATATGGGTTTGAACCTGATGAAGTGGATTATTTGGAATTAGATCATCCGTTTAAGGTTGAGAATAGAAGGGTGGTGTATAGGCCAAGATTTAGTTTGACTAAGAAGGAATTGGATAGGGAGGGGTAAAATGAGAGAAGATTCAATCGGAAACAGAATGAAAGAAAATTATGAAAGTCGATATAGAATTAAATTAACAAGGCGTATGCCTGTTATTATTCGACTTGATGGTAAGGCATTTCATACACTAACCAAGAAATGTGAAAAACCTTTTGATACTAACTTTTCTGAAACAATGAAATTAACAGGCTTAATGCTTATGTCTGAAATTCAAGGAGCTAAATGTGCATACATTCAATCCGATGAAATATCTTTCCTGATAACTGATTTTGACCGATTAACAACTGAGGGATGGTTTGATTATAACTTGCAAAAAATAGTTTCTGTATCAGCAGGAATTGCATCAGCCTATTTTACAAAAAATTGGGAGCCATTGGGGGATGGACATGGAATGATAGCAGTATTTGATTCAAGAGCTTTTAATATTCCAAAAGAAGAAGTGTGTAATTATTTTATATGGCGACAACAAGATTGGGTTAGAAACTCAATACAAATGTTAGCACAATCCCATTACTCGCATAAAGAATTATATGGAAGAAATCAACCTGCAATGCACGAAATGTTGCATGAAAAAGGTATTAATTGGGCAAACTTAGAAGATAGATGGAAAAATGGCATTTATTTAGATTCAACTGAAAGTGAAATCGAGTCCATAGATGCACCGATATTTACAAAAGATCGTGAATGTATTGAAAAACATCTTAAACCCACTGAGGAACAATCTATAAAATCCTCAGAAAGCCTCTGAAATTTCTAAGAAAGGCGTAACCCATGAACAAAACATTAGTAAAGGAGATACGAAATGAAATCAGTATTATACTGGATGAGGAGTGTGGTCGTGGGATTATACATTGCACTTCTTACGCTCTTGGCAATACTCTTTTCGACCTTAACACTCGTCTTATATTCCACAATTCGCTGGACAAAGAAGTACAGTTTCAGAAGTTTATCAACACTCCTGGATCGGTATTTGTAAGTCCAAGTAGTACAAGAGGGGTGGATTTAAAAGGAGAGCTTGCACGATGGGCTGTTATATTAAAATGTCCTTATCTGAGCTTAGGAGATTATCACATTCAACAAAGATTGTTCAACAGTGGAAAATGGGGTCAAATGTGGTATTCAAGTCAGGCCATTGATAACATAGTGCAAGCAAGTGGAAGGATTGTAAGAGATTTT